AGCGAAGCGGGTCGGCGACCCCCGGGTTTTTGCGCCAGGCTGCCCACCAATTTCCAAAAATCTCGCGGATTTACGCCCGGGCTAGACTGATCAGTCTTGTTTGGAGCCGATGTCACGCCTATCTTGGCGAGATATGGGCGCACAAGCCGACTTACCCGCAGATTCCCGCGCGCGCGATCCCCAGGAGGCCGCAGCGGCCGTGTGGGCGCCAATCGGTGACCTCCGACCCTGGGCAGACAACCCGCGCGACAACGACGGCGCGCCCGTCGAAGCGGTCGTGCGCTCCATCCAGCGCTTCGGGTTCGCGTCGCCCATCGTCGCGCGCACCAACGGCGAGATCATCGCCGGACACACCCGCTACAAGGCTGCGCTGCAGCTCGGGCTCGGTCGTGTGCCCGTCCGCTACGTCGACCTCGACCCAGCCGAAGCGCACCTGCTCGCTGTCGCCGACAACAAGACCAACGAGCTGGCATCGTGGGACGCGCCGAAGCTGCACGAGCTGCTGCGCGACCTTCCCGTCGCTGACCTGGGCGACTTGGGCTTCAACGAGAAGGACCTGTCGAAGCTGACCGCCGAGCTGCTGCGCAACCAGCTCGGCGAAGGCGTAGAGCAGGACGAGGTGCCCGAACCTCCGAAGACAGCCGTCACCAAGCTTGGCGACGTCTGGAAGCTCGGCGACCACCGACTCACCTGCGGCGACTGCACCGCGCCCGAGACCATCGACCGCGTGCTCCAGGGCGACAAGATTCAGGCGATGGTGGTCACCGACCCCCCGTATGGCGTCGCCTACGCAGGGTGCCTGCACAAGCAGATCGAGACCGGCAAACCCGCCCGCGAAGCCATCGAGAACGACGCGCTCGACCCTGAGCAGCTCCACACGCTGCTCTCCGCCGTCTTCACCGCCGCCTTCGAGCGGTCGGTGGCCGGAGCTCCGTACTACGTCTTTGGGCCGTCCGGCGCTGAGCTGTCGCGCGTGTTCCTCAACGCGCTCAACGACTCCGGCTGGCTGCTCAAGCACGGTCTCGCGTGGGTGAAGGACCAGATGGTCTTCGGCCGGGCCGACTTCCACTACCAGCACGAGAGCGTCTGGTACGGGTGGAAGCCCGGCGCTGCCCACTACTTCGGAGGCACCAAGAAGGACGTGTCCACGCTGCACTTCGACCGGCCCAAGCAGTCGAAGGAGCACCCCACCATGAAGCCCATCCCGCTCGTCGCGTACCTCGTCGAGCGCGCCGCTTCGCCAGGCTCCATCGTGCTCGACCCGTTCGGAGGTAGCGGCACGACGCTCCTTGCGTGCCAGCAGCTCGGCCGAGTCGCGCGCACGAGCGAGCTGGAGCCCCGCTACTGCGACGTCATCGTCGAGCGCTGGCAGAACTTCACCGGCCTCAAGGCGTCGCGAGCCTAGTCGCCGTGCGCAGCAGGCTCACCCCTGAAGTGCACTCGGACATCGTCCGCCTCGTCACCGCTGGGCTCGGCATCGAAGAAGCGGCCGTTCAGGTCGGCATCGGCCGCACCACCGTCAACGACTGGATGCGTCGTGGCCGCTCCACCGAAGACGAGCCATACGCGCAGTTCGCGGTCGACATCGAGCGCGCGGTCTCGACCTGCGAAGGCGTGCTGCTCTCACGCATCCAGAAGGCTGCCGCCGGCGGAGACTGGAAGGCTGCCGCCTGGATCATGGAGCGCAGGTTCCGCCGCAACTGGTCCACTCGAGAGGGAGCAGATGCCGCGCACCACCACACCACAGTCGCGGTGCTGGTGCGTGAGACCGGCCTGCCGGCCGAAGCGATCCGTCGGGCAATGGAAGACGGTCGGATCCCATCCGAAGCGATCGGTCAGCACCCTTCCGGCCGACGCTACATTCGCGACGCCAACCTTGCCAAAGCGGCACTGATCGCTGGCGAGTCGCCGTCCTCTGCCGCCGCTGACTACCCCAGTCATGCGGCAGGGGATGGCGTGGTTGACACCACGGGCGAAGCGGTCGCCGAACCGCCGCGCTCAACCGTCGAGCAGCTGGAGCGCGCGCGCCTGGATAGACAGCGCGCGCTCGCCGAGAAGGCCACGCTCGAAGTCGCGCAGATGCGTGGGGAGATGCTGCGCCGAGATGAAGTGCAGCGCGCGCTTAGCAACGCGCTCACGAACATGTCCTCCAGCCTGCTGCAGGTCGCACCGCGCATCTCGGCGCAGCTCGCCAAGCTGAACGATCCGCACGAGGTAGCGCAGTTGCTCGATGACGAGATCCGCTCACGCCTCACCGAGCTTGCCGAGTCGCTGGAGTCGCTCGGGAGCGAGCAGCTGGACGAGAAGCGCGGTGCTTAGCGGGTTCGACTTCGGAGCTCTACGTCCGCCGTCGCGGATGAAGGTCTCCGAGTGGGCAGACCAGTATCGCATCCTCTCGTCCGTCGCCTCCGGCGAAGCGGGCCGCTACCGCACGTCGCGCGTGCCCTACTGGCGCGAAGTGATGGACTCGCTCAGTCCGCACAGCCCGGTGCGCCAGACGACGCTGATGAAAGGGTCGCAGATCGGCGCGTCGGAGCTTGGGCTCACGTGGCTGGGATACATCATGAGCCCGCACTCCGGAGTAGGCGGACCGGCGATGCTCGTGCAGCCGACCATCGACCTGGCAGGTCGCTTCGTCCGTACGCGCCTTGACCCGATGATCACCGACACCCCTGTCCTTGCCGAGCGCGTGCTCAGGGGCGGCGGAGGAACGTCGAAGTCGCAAGGCTCCAGCGTTGGGCTCAAGCTGTGGCCCGGCGGATCGCTCGTCACCATCGGCGCGAACAGCGGCTCCGGCCTGCGCTCGTCGCCGGCGAAGTGGATCATGTTCGACGAGGCGGACGCCGCTCCGCTGGTCGTCGAGAACGAAGGCGACCCGTTGGAGCTGATCCGCGCTCGTCAGCGCACGTTCTCCGGACGAAAGCTCTTCGTGCTGTCGACGCCAACGAACGCAGGCCAGTCGCGCATCGAGAAGGAGTTTCTCGCCGGCGACCAGCGCCACTACCACGTGCCCTGCCCGAGCTGCCACCGGATGCAGACCATCGCCTGGGAACGCCTGCGCTACCCCGACGACCAGCACCTCGAAGGCAACGTCTGGCTGGAGTGCCTGCACTGCAACGGGCGCATCGACGAGCACCACAAGACCTGGATGCTCGAAGCGGGTGAATGGGTTCCCGACGCGCCCGAGAACGCCGGCCTGCACCGCAGCTACCAGCTCGGCTCGCTGTACGCGCCGCTCGGGTGGACGAGCTGGGCCGAAGTCGTCGAGGAGTACCTCAAGGTGAAGGGGCACCCCGAAGGGCTGCGCGCCTGGGTCAACACCGCCATCGGCGACACGTGGAAAGACACGAGCGGTGATCGGCCGGAGTGGGAAGCGCTGTTCGCCCAGAGAGAGGGCTTTCCCCCGGGCGAGGTTCCCGCCAGAGCCATCGCGTTGACCGTCGGGGTAGACGTACAAAAGGACCGCCTCGAAGCGGCTGTGTGCGCCTGGGGCGAGCGCCTGGAGATGTGGTGCATCGACTACCGGATCTTCACCGGAGACCCGAGCGACCTGGACGGCGAGCACTCGCCCTGGAGGCAGCTGGAGATCTTGCTGTACCAGCAGTTTCCCGTGACCGGTTCGACCGCGACCGAGACGGTGCACGCAGTGGGGGTCGACACCGGATACGCTACCGCCAGCGTATACGACTGGTGGAAGCGCCAGGGGCGCGCGCGCGGAGTGCATCTACTCAAGGGCGTCGAGCGCGCGCAGCAGCTGGTCTCGCGACCGCAGACGCTGACGCACTCGCGCGTACGCGGAGCTGCAGGCGTCGTCCTGCATACGGTAGGGACCAGCCTGGCGAAGAAGGAGCTGTTCGGTCACCTCCGCCTGCGCGCGCCGGACGACCCGTCGCTGCCGAACCCTACCGGGCTGCGCCACTACCCGATCGCTCCCTGGGCCTCCGAGGAATTCTTCCGCCAGCTGACCGCCGAGGTGCATGCGGTGCGCGTCAACCGCGCGGGCTACGAAGTGCGCCGGTGGGAGAAGCGCCATCAGCGCAACGAGGTGCTCGACTGCCACGTGTACGCCCGCGCTGCCGCCGCGCTCCTCAACCTGGACCGGTTGACCGGACAGCACGTGCACGAGGCACACGTGCGGCGCGTCGAGCCACACAGGGCCAAGCCCAAGGCGACTCAGTGGAAGCGATGGCGACGCTGAAAAGAGGAAAGGGCCTCCCCGCCCGGCAGCGAGAAGGCCCTCTTGGGGACACAGCGGAGGCAACGCTACCACGCCGGCGATCGAGTGCCTAGCGCTGTTCGTCGTCGCCGCCGGCCCGCCCGAACGCCTTGACCGAAACCGTCGCCCGCAACCCGTGCCGCTGCTCCAGCTCCGCCTCGATCCAGGCAGCTAGCAGCTGGCGCGGCCTGATGCCGTAGAGCGCCGCTAGCGGCTCCAGCAGGCGCGCAGGCGGCAGGCGCTTACCCGTCTCCCACTGGTAGGGGTGCGACCGGTGGCAGCCCAGCTCAAGGGCCACGTGGCCGAACGACATGCGTTCGGCCCGGGCGTTGCGCAGTAGCTCCTGGAACCTAGCCACCGAGCGTTCCCTGGCAGCTCGTGCTCTCGCAGTCCTCGCCGGTGGCGTCGTACGTCCGACCGTACAGCCGCCCGCAGTGGTTGCACTGAAAACTCCAGCCGTCGACCGCCTCGGCAGCCCGAATCTCCGCCTCGATCAGCTCGTCAATGTTCATCTCGTCGTTGCCCATCCGCGTACTCCTCTGCGTGTTCTGATACTGTAGCCTTGGCGCGGCTACAGATCAAGCTCAACCGGGCCCCCGGCGGGCCCGGCGGCCCCTATCGGGCCGCCCGCATGGCGGTGTAATGTGCGCGGCGTGCTTCAACGTCCATGCCTTCGAGCTTGCGAGCGCAGCGGACGCGGCCGCAAAGCCGGAAGCCGGGCACGTCGTCGCCGTCGCATACTTCGTCGTCCGTGAGCATTTCGCGCTTACCGATCGGCTTGTTGCAACCGTCGCAAGTTAGGCTCTTCTGAAACCTGCCGCCGCCGTCCCAAACCCGCTCATTCCATTTCGTCGTGGTGTTCATCTCGTCGTTGCCCATCCCGCGTACTCCTCTGCGTGTTCTGATACTGTAGCCTTGGCGCGGCTACAGATCAAGCTCAACCGGCGTCCTCCTCCCCGTAGTACTGCTCCATCGCCAGGGCCTCGACGTCTTCGCCGAATTCGATCTCCCGGCATCCCGCTACCAGGGCCAGCGTCACCGCCTCAGCGATGTCGTCCGCTGCCATCCGCTCGCCAGGCTCGCCGGCAGGCCAGACGAAGAGCTGGCCGTTTTGCGTGTCGATTCGTGCTCTCATTACTTCGCTACTCCGTTGTTGTAGGCGTCGACCAGGGCCTGCGCTGCGGCCTCCTTCGACGCGAAATTGATGTCGATGATCTCGATGGCTCCGTGCCGGATCGCCGCTCCTACGCCCCAAACCTGCCAGCCGGTCCGGCGCTGCTTTACGAGCCCGAGGGGCTCGCCCGAGTAGGCCACCGCGTGTGCGTTGCGGCTGGCCAGGTACTTCGTCGTAGGCGTCGTGCTCATCGCCCGTCCTACTTGACCGTCGTCCGGCGCTCGCCGGCGGCGCAGCGCGCTACCCGCTCGATCGTCGTGCCCAGCCCCTCGGCTACGTAGCGGCGCGCCGTCTTCAGGCTGCGCGTCGAGCGGCGCCCTACGAAGTAGAAGACCTCAAAGGGCTGTGCGGGGCGGCGGCGGGTGGCTTTGTTTGGCGTCGTCTTCATGTCCAACACTGTAGCCTCGCCGTGGCTACGTCTCAAGGAGAATCGTACACGATACTCCTGTCACGTAATTGGGGCCGAGTCGGACTGTCGTGTCATGTGATGGCATTGACAGATGACTGATTTGTCTGTAACCCGCTTACATGGCGATCTCTCAGGCGGACCTGGACGCGGTCGAGGAGGAGCTGGTCGGTGCCATCCTGCACCGCAGCGTCGCCTACGCGGACAAGCGCGTTGAGTACCGATCGCTCGACGAGGCGCTCCGCGCGCTCATCTACTTCCGCGGCGTCAGTGGCGGAGGCACGCAGGGCGCGCCGGGCTCCGGCCGGTACAAGCTGGCGACCGTCGCGTCCAAGGGCTTCCGCTACCCAGCCGGAGGGAGCCGCTCGTACCGCACGTCCGGCGACTTCTACTCTGGCCGCCCCTGGGCTCGCGGAGCGTAGGAGTGGCTGCGTCGCTGGCGACTTGGGTGAAGCGCGCGGAGTCGGGCCTGGCATTGATTGCGCCCGCTACCGCACGTCGCCGGCAGCTCTCCAGGATGGCATACGAGACGCTGCGCAAGCGCTCGGAGCGCTTCGACGGCGCAGGTCGAGGTCGTCGCGCTGAGGGCTGGACCACCGGCGGCACTTCGCCTCGCATCGACCAAGCCGAAGTCTCGGTGCTGCGCGCGCGCTCCCGAGACCTGCGCCGCAACAACCCCTACGCCAGGCGCGCGGTTGATGCGATCGTCAGCAACGCTGTCGGTGGAGGCATCAAGGCGCGCATCCGCCGCAAGAACGGGTCGACGCACGCGCGGCTTCAGGCGGAGTGGGACCAGTGGTCGTCCTCCACCGAAGTCGACGCAGACGGCCGCTGCACCTTCGCCGGCCTCCAGCGACTCGTCCTCGCCGCAACCGTCGAGTCGGGCGAGGCGTTCGTGCGACTGCGCCGCCGCCGTCTCGAAGATGGACTCAGCACGCCCATTCAGCTGCAGGCGCTTGAAGCAGACTTCCTCGACGAAGCGATCGACCTTCAGCGTCAACGCTCCGCTGTTCCGCAGGGCAACCGCGTCGTGCAGGGCATCGAGCTGGACCGTCTCGGCCGGCGCGTTGCCTACTGGATGCACCGCGATCACCCAGCTTCGGTCGACAACTGGCTGCTTCGCGAAAGCACCAACCGTCACGCCGTTCGCGTTCCTGCCGACGAAGTCGCGCACCTGTTTCGGATCGATCGTCCAGGGCAGATGCGCGGCATCCCCTGGATGGCTCCGGTGCTGACGCGCCTGCACGACCTGGACGCGTACGAGGACGCGCAGCTCGAGAGGCAGCGGGTCGCCTCGCTCTTCGCTGCGTTCGTCAACGACGACACTGGCTCGCTCGACCCTTCGGTCGCCGCCGCTGCGCAGGCGTGGGAGATCCCTGACGACCTGGAGCCCGGTGGACTGCTGGAGCTGCCGCCCGGTCGCAAGGTCGAGTTTAGCGACCCACCGGAAGCGAGTGGGTACGCGGATTATCTGCGCGCATCGCTTCACGCGGTCGGCGTCGGCATTGGGGTGCCGTATATGCTGCTGACCGGAGACCTCAGCTCCGCGAACTTCTCCAGCTCGCGCATGGGGCGACTTGAGTTTCAGCGGCAGATCCGCGAGTGGCACGAAGGACTGCTCATCCCGTTCTGCAACCAGGTCTTCAGCTGGTGGATCTCAGCCCGTGGGTACTCCGAAGGTCAGACCTACGACGGGATCACCGTCGAGTGGTCACCTCCGAGGCCGGAGCTTGTCGATCCGCAGAAGGAGACCTCCGCGTTGGCCGAGCGCATCCGCAACGGTCTCACCAGCTATCCGCGCGCGCTGCGGGAGCAGGGCGACGATCCGGATGCGGTGCTCGCTGAGATTGCAGAGTGGAACGAGACGATCGACGCGCTGGGCGTCGTCCTCGACTGCGACCCCCGCAATCAGTCCAAGGCAGGCCAGGCGCAGGTCGGCGACTCGTCGTCTGCCGATGATGAAGCGCAAGCGCCCGAGCCCGACGAAGCGCCGCCCGAAGAAGACGACGGCGAGTCGACTGCTGTCGAGGACGAGCAGCAGCAGCCTGAAGAGGAGACGGTCGAATGAAGACGATGACCATGCCGCGCGGATCGCTGCACGCTCGCGTTGCGCCTGAGACGTACGACGAGGAAGCGCGAACGGTCGATGTCATCTGGTCGACCGGAGCAGACGTCCGGCGCACCCCGTTCTTCGGAGATACCTTCGTCGAGCGCCTCCGCATGGACGAGGACGCGGTCGACATGTCCAGGCTCCAGAGCGGCAAGGCTCCGGTGCTTCGGGACCACGACCAGTTCTCGATCGACAGCGTCATCGGGGTGGTTCGCTCCGCTTCGATCAAGGACGGCGTCGGTCACGCAACGGTCGAGTTTAGCCAGCGTGCTTCGCTCTCGGAGATGCTCGACGACCTGCGCGCAGGCATCCTGGGGCAGGTCTCCGTTGGCTACAGCGTCGAGGCGTATGTGCGCACGGAGCGCGACGGCGAGCCCGACCTGCTCGAAGCCGTTCGATGGACGCCCCACGAGATCAGCCTCGTCCCCATCGGCGCTGACGGTGGGGCAGTAGCTCGCAATCAATCACCTGCGGTGACGGCCACCGTGAAGGAGCGGACCATGTCAGAAGAGCAAGAGACCACGACGGCTCCGGCGGAGAGCGCCGCAGCGGAGACCGAAGCAACCGCCACCACGCTGCCGGCAGCCCCCGAGGAGAGCGCTGCCGTCACCGCGGAGGAGGCGGTCTCGCGAGCGCTTGCGGCCGAGCGTCGCCGAGTCTCCGGAATCCGTCATGCGGTGCGCTCGGCGCGCCTGCCCGATTCCGCAGCCGACAACATGATCGAACAGGGCATCAGCCTCGACCATGCACGTGCCGCGGTCATCGATGCGCTCGCCCAGCGCGACGAAGCGACCGACATTCGCACCGCTTCGCCCGTCGTTGAAAGTGGTCGCAGCGGTGCGTTCGTCGAGGCCGCAGTGGACGGGCTTCTGTACCGCAGCGGTCAGTTGTCGGCCGACAAGTTGTCGCCGATGGCTCGCGACTGCGCAGGCATGCGCATCATGGACATCGGCCAAGCGCTGCTGTCCCAGCGTGGCCTGAGCACGCGCGGCACGGACGTCGAACTGATCACCCGCATGATTTCGTCCAGCGAGCTGGTGCCGGTCGTCGCTCAGATTGCGACGCGCGCCGTCAGCAACGGCTACCAGTCCGTGCCGACGACCTACCAAGCGCTTTCGCGCCAAGCGACGGCGCGCAACTTTCAGGAGATCCAGCGCGCTCGCCTGAGCGGGGCTCCGGAGCTGCTCGAAGTGCCCGAAGGCGGCGAGATCCGCAAGGGTCCGCTGAGCGCCGGATACGAGCGCTACAGCCTGAAGACCTACGGTCGGCGCGTCGCGCTGACGCGTCAGGCGATCATCAACGACGACCTGGATACGCTTGCGCGGCTACCGGCTGCGTTTGGCGCGAAGGCGCGTCAGCTGGAGAACCGCACGTTCTACGAGCTGCTCGGCAGCAACCCGGTGATGAGCGACGGCAACGCCTTCTTCTCCAGCGCGCACAAGAACATCGGAACGTCCGCTGACATCTCCAAGACGTCGGTCATGGAGGCCCGTCAGCTGATGCGCTCGCAGGTCGACTCGAGCGGCAACCCCATCTACGTCACGCCCCGTTACCTGGTCTTCGGGCCGGCGTCCGCTGAAGAAGCGATGACGTTCCTGACGCCAACGGACGCATACATCGCGGCAAGCGCAGCGGCGGTCGTTCCCGAGATGCTTCGCTCGCTCATTCCGATCGAAGACCAGGAGATCACGGGCGACGAGTGGTACCTGGTCGCGGAGCCGTCTGGCGTCGACACCTTCGAGTATGCGTACCTCGGTGCGAGCGCTGCTGGCGTGTCAACCGGGCCTGGTCCGCAGGTCGACTCGCGCGCTGGGTTCGAGATCTTGGGCGTCGACACACGCTGCGTCCTGGACTTCGGGATGGGCGCGATCGATTGGGTCGGCATGGTCTACAACGCGGGCGCCTGATCGACGTCACCGGACAAGGAGCGAACGAACATGAGCATGACAGACAGGCAATCTGGTGACGTCGTAGACGTCGTTGCGCCAGCGGGCGGCACGGTCGCCGGGAAGCTCTTTGCCTTCGGGGCAACCGGTCTTCCGCTACTGCCAATCACGACCACGCCGGCCGGCGAAATGGTCTCCTGCTACACGCGTCAAACCTGCGTGGCTCCCAACGCGGCGGCGGTTGCGATCACTGCTGGCGACGAGCTGGCTGTGGACGTGGACGGCAAGGTGTCGGCCGGCACCGGTGGCCTTATCGCGCTCGAAGACGCTGCTGCAACGATCGACGTTCCGGTCATGTGTCTCATGACCGGCGCCGTTCCGGCTGGCCCGTAAGGGGAGGGCGCTGTGGTGGCGTGGGCTGATCTAGCCGAGATGACTCAGCGTGCCGTTACTCGCCATCTTGGCGAGGACGGCACGCTTGACGGTCAGCCTGCGCGCTTCGTGACCCTCAACCCACCCGAGTCGCTAGACGTCGGAGAGACCGAGTATCATGGCCAGCAGCGGCGGTTTGCCGTCATTGGCAGCGACGCGCCGCCTTTCGGGGTGGGATCGCTCGTAGCTCTACGCGGTGCGTTGTTCGAGGTGACCGCTGTCGTGAGCGATGGCGAGGGAATGCGCGAGCTGATCGTTCGCGAGCGCGACCCTGCCGCAGTAGACGCCGTGACCATTGCGCGGCTGATGAGCACTGCGGTGACGGATGGTGCTCCCGAGCCGCTCGGGCCTCCGCTCACGCTTCTCGCGTGGTTGGCTGAGCACGCAACTAGCGACGAGCCGATGCCGGTCGGGATGGGCAGCTATCAGCTCGTCCGCTGGCTGAGTCGCCATGTCGTCACCAGGGGGGCGTGATGGCTGTCGGGTTTCACTTCGACGCCTCGCAGATCACGCAGGCGATCGATGCTTTGGCAGAGCGCGCAGGCCGCCTGGAAGGGCCTACGCGCGCGGCCTCTCGAGCGACCGCTCGCCTGGTCCGGCGGGATGTTAGTCGGCGTGTACGGGCCGCCACTGGCGCGTCGTCGGCCGCTATGCGGAGGCGCTTCCGCTTGTATGACTCCTATGACCGGAAGACCGGAGCGTGGGCAGTGCGCGCCTGGTTCGGCACGCGTCCGCTCAGCCCGTTTGAGGCTGGCGCGAAGCGGATCGGTCGCGGAGTCGCCACGAAGTCGGAGCGCTGGCCTACCGCGTTTATCGCGACGATGCGTGGTCGATCGCGGGTCATGCGCCGCTACGGAACGCCTCGCGTGATCGGAGGGCGCCTGCGACAGCCGCTGCAGACGCTCAGGGTGCCCATCCACCAGCACGTGCAGCGGGCGTTTGCGCTTGCGCTCCCGGAGGCCCGCAAGACCTACGTGCGCGTCTACATGGACAAGTGGCGTGCTGAGCTTCTGAGGGGGGCCTCGGCATGACGCCCACTACGCTCCCGTCGGCTCCCGGAGTCGCGTTCGTGACTTTCCCTGCCTACGTCCAGGCGGTGCGGCACGCAATCGCGCACTTGCATCCGCTCGCCCCGAAGACCTTTCTCGCTGAGCACGTCGCCGAGATCGATGCCTCCGCCTCGGTCGCGATCGTGGATGTTCCCAGTTTTGACGTGGACGCAGACGGGCGAGGTCCTGGTTTGGACGTGGTGGTCAGTCTTGAAATCGTCGTCGCCACCGACCGCGGTGCAGGCGATGGAGGCGCGGCTGACTGTTACGAGATGGTCGAGCAGATGATCGCGTTTGCTCACGAGAACCGATGGGGGCTCGGGTCAGCGGTCGATCCGGCTGCCTTTCAGGGAGCGTCCAGAGAAGGGCTGGGCGCGTCTACCGACGACTTCTATGCGTGGCGTGTGGCGCTGCGCCAGGCGCTGCGCCTGCCCGTCCCAGGAGACCTCGACGACACCCTCGGGCGCATCGTCGACACAGCGCTTATCTACGAGGTGTATCTGGGATTCGATCCGGAGATCGGGCTCGCATTCAAGGACGATTACGTTCTCGTCGCCACCGTTCCTCCAGACGCCTACGACAACGGGGGGACGCCATGAGCGGCGCCGACCTCGCAACGTCTCAGCTCTGGGCGGCGCTGCTGCGCATGGTGCGCACGGCTCGCATCACCGAGGTTGCGCCGGCAGACGGTCTGGTGAAGGTGCTCTTTGAAGACGCCGACACGCCCAGCCCATGGCTGCCTTGGGCGAGCGCGCTTGCAGGGCCGACCGAGTGGGTGTGGGCCGCCCCAAACGTTGGCGCGCGCGTGCTGGTCTTCGCACCGCGAGGCGACACCGAGGACGGCGTGGTGTTTGGCCAGCTACCTGCAGACGCCGCCAACGCGCCCGCGGACGACGACGTGCGTGTGGTCCAAATCGGCGCCGTGCGCATCGAGATCGACTCCGTGTCCGGTGACGTAACCATCAGCACGCCGGGCGCCCTGCGCGTCGTAGATGGCAGCGACAGCGTGCAGCTGTCCGGCGGCGCAGTGAGCGCGACAGGCAACGTCAATGCGGACGGCAACGTGAGCGCGAGCGGGGAAGTCAGCGCCGGAAGCCTCGCGTTCTCTACGCACATTCACCAGACGGCCCAAGGGCCCACCGACCCACCGTCCTCCCCACCGGCACCGTGAAGCTATGGGAATGAACCGCAAAACAGGGAAGTACAGCGCGGGTATCCCCCACGTGCGCCAGAGCGTGCTCGACGTTCTGGAGACGGTGGAGGGCGAGCGCGTCATGCGCCCGCGCTACGGGTCGCGTCTGCTGAACAGCGTGGACGACCCAGCGAACCCGGAAGGGCGCGCGCGTCTGCTCGGTCGCATCGCAGACCCTATCAACACGTGGGAAGGCGACCGCGTGCAGCTCAACGGCGTGGACGTCACCATGCCGGAGCCTGGCCACGCGCTGGTGTACGTGGACGGGCTTACGGACGAAGGGCGCTTGCTCATCGACGGCGCTGAGCTTCGCCCCGACCCGCGACTGCCCGCGTCCGCCATCGACTACCGCTCCCCCTTCCTGGGGGACACGACGGTCGCAGCCGCGATGGCCGATGTGATTGCCTACCTCAACACGGCCGTCGCAGTGGGCAAGCCAGCGCCGGTCAACGTCTACGTGCCGGCGCAGTACACCCCGACGGTGAACGCAGCTGCGGTGCGCTACGGGAGTCGCTCCGTGCAGTCGTATATGTTCGAGTGGTGGCTGCTGGACCCTACCCTCGTGTACGCCCAGGGCCCGTCCACGCCTTACCCGTCTTACACGCCTCCGGCACCGGTCACGTCGCCGACGCCCAACGCAGCTGCGATTGACTGCGCGGTCTCGATCGACGGCAACACGGATCTCAGCACGGTTGGCAGCACCCTGCAGACGGTGCTTTCGAACTTCGAGCTGAACCTGCGTGGCCTGTCGCCGAAGGACGACACGCTTGGGGGAGTGGTCGCAGCATGACGACGATCAACCTAGCGACGCTGCCGCCTCCAAACGTGGTTGAAACGCTCAGCTACGAAACGATCGTCCGCGAGATGCGCGCCGCTGCAGGCGTGGTGGACCCGTCTGCCTTCGCCGACCTGCGCGAGAGCGATCCGGCGATGAAGCTCATCGAGGTATTCGCATATCGCGAGCTGCTGCTGCGCGCGCGTGTGAACGATGCCGCATCGCAGAGCCTAGTCGCCACCGCAACCGGGACCGGCCTGGACAACCTCGGGGCCTGGCTGGGCGTAACGCGCAAGGTGCTGGACCCTGGCGATCCGGCCAACGGCATCCCGCCTACCTACGAGAGCGACGACGACTTCCGTGACCGCATCGTCAATGCACCGCAGGCATGGTCTGTAGCTGGCCCACGCAGCGCGTACGAAGCCCTCGCGCTGGAAGCCGACGAACTTGTCGCAGACGCGTACGCCACAAGCCCAAACCCCGGCGAGGTGAGCGTGTTTGTCATGGAAGCCGACGCCGCTGTGGCCCAGCAGTCCACCATCGATGCCGTGCTGGCTTACCTGAGCGCCGAATCACGCCGGCCGCTGACCGACCTCGTGACGGTCAGCAGCGGCACGCCCAGAGTCGTGCTCGTCAACATCGAGGTCGCAATCGACAACGACGTCGCGGCGCAGGCAACCATCGACGCCATGCTGGCCAGGTGGGAGGAATGGATCGAGAGCAAGCAGCGCATCAACGCCATTCTCGCCAGGGCACAGGCGTCTGCGGTGCTGTGGTCACCGACGGTCACGAGCGTGACCTACTCGGCTGGCTTCATGAGCAACGAGACGCTGCCCACAGTGCCGGCCGATGGTGACGTCCCCATCGTAAACGGGGCCATCTACGTCAGCGTGGGCGGAGACCCGGCCTACCAAGTTTGGAGCGAGCCGTAATGGCCTACGACTCCGACCGCGACAGCCTGCTGCCTGCGACTTCGACGCCGCTGGAGTACGCGCTCGAATCCATCGGGCACGTGCGACTGCACGAGGAGATCGTGATCGCAGACTCTTTGGGCGTTCTGTACGACGTGGACAACTGTCCTGCGAGCGTGCTGCCCTGGCTCGCTTGGCAATGGGGGCTCGATGTCTGGGATGCCAGCTGGACCGAAGCGCAGCAGCGCGACGCGCTGCGCAACGTGCTGTCCGTCCTGGCTCGCAAGGGCACCGTGCAGAGCGTCAAGGATGCGGTGCGCCCATACGGGGCAGGCGTGCAGATCATCGAGTGGTGGGACCAAACCCCGCAGGGCACTCCGCACACGTTCCACGTCAACCTTTCGAGAGGTCCCGCCTTCCTTGCCGAGGTCGTCGCTGCCATCGAGGAGGTGAAGCCGCTGCGCTCGCACTTCACGGTCTCGCCTGGGATCGGCGTGTTCCAAACAATCAACGTGGGGACCCTGATTCGGGTGTCCGAGCTGGTGACGCTCAGCGCGTCGCTCTAGAGAAGGGAGGGCATGATGCCAACACTCGCCGATTACATGCACGGCATCGAAATCCAAGAGGTCGACGATTCGACGCCCGCGATTGGGGCGCTCAGTCCATCGGTGATCGGTCTCGTGGGCGTTGCCTCGGCTGCCGACGTCGCCGTGTTCCCCGAGAACACCCCGGTGCTGCTGCGTACCCCTGGTCAGGCCGTCGACCTCGGAGACGCGGCTGCAGGGGACACGCTGCAGGCTGCGCTCGCAGACATCTACGCCCAGGGCGCTACGCCCAAGGTTGTCGTGGTGCGCGTCAGCGGGGCCACTGCGGCGGAACAAGCGACTGCGGCAGCAGGCAATGCCACCACGCAGCAGGGCGGCGTGTACGAGCTGCTGAACGCCGGCACGGCTGTCGGTGAAATCCCGCGCATCCTGCTGGCGCCAGGGCTGGGATTCGACACGACGGTGAGCGATGCGCTGCGCATCGTCGCAGACTCGTTGGGCGGCATCTTCTACGTGGACCCTGACGACAGCGTGACGACCAACGCAACGCTTGCCATGGCGTTCGCGGATGCCATCGCCAGCGAGCGTGGTCAGGTCACCTGGCCGAGCATCCTGAACGATGACGACACGACGCGGCCGCTGTCGCCCACGGTCGCCGGGCTGCGAGCGCTCGTGGACAACGACCCAGGCTGGTGGGTCGCCTCAAGCAACCAGGCGGCGCGCGGCATTCGCCGGATGAACATCCCGCTCGCCTTCTCGCTCGGGAAGCAAGACGTCATCGACGATCTGAACGAGAAGGGCGTTACCACGGCCGTGGCGGTGCAGGGGCAGTATCGCATGTGGGGTGTGCGCTCTGCGTCCTTCGCTCTGCCGGACCGCGTGACGCCATTCCTGATCGTGCGTCGCGTGCTGGACAACGTGGCGCTGAGCATGCAGCGCGGCCTTCTATGGGCAGTCGATCAGGGCATCACGCAGAACCTGGCGAAGACTCTCGTGGACGCGAGCAACGCCTTCCTACGGTCACTGCGTGACCTCGGAGCCATTCTGAAGGGCGAGGCCTGGATTGACGAGCAGCTCGTCACCGAGGTCAAGCAAGGCAAGCTGTACCTGGACGTGAAGATCACGCCCGCGTACCCGCTGGAACACCTGACGATCCGTATTCGCGTAAGCGACGACGGCCTGATCGAAATCTTTGGCTGAAAGGGGGCCGCGCCATGGCCGGAGGAGTCACTCAAATCAAAGGCGCCATTCTGACGGTGGAAGGGCGCGGGTTCATGGGCATGGTGGACGAAGTCACCTTGCCATCGCTTGCGATGAACGTCGGGGAGCATCGGGCCATGGGCTACGACGCGCCGGTGCCAATCGACCTGGGCATGGAAATGCTCTCGGCACAGTTCACCATGTCGGGCCCCGACTTCGGGCTTGCAAAGCTGTTCGGCAAGAACGTGACAGCACGCATGGAGACCGTTCTCGAGGGCTCTCGCAGCGGCGTGCGCTCGCTGGTGAGCATCACCATGGGCGGCAAGATGACCATGGTCGACATGCAGTCGTGGAGCTTCCAGGGCGAGCTGTCGCCCATGCAGGTAACGATGGGGCTCGACTACTACATGTTGAGCGTGGACGGACTGAAGATCACCGAAATCGACGTGCCAGGCGGGGTGCGTTTCTTCGATGGGTTTGATGCGCTGGCCGAAGTGCGCGGCCTGCTGGGGGTATGAATGACGACGGACGAGCGAGAGGCGTTGGTGGAAAGCGTGAAGGCTGGCGCGCTGAAGGTGGAGATCCCGCTTCGCTTCCCAGTGCAGCACCTGACGAAGTCATTGACCTCGATCACGCTGCGGCGCCCCACGGTCGCTGACGTAATGGACACCAGCAAGCGAGACGGGTCGCCGGACGAGATCAGCCTGCTCGCGCGTATCAGCGAGCTGGGGCCGGACGCGATCCGTTCGCTGGACTTGTCCGACTACGACGTGGTGACGGATGTCCTCGTGGCTTTCAAATACTGACCCCCGAGGCGGCGCGCGAAGGGGTCTTGACGTTGTGCCAGTGGTCCGGCTGGGCCCTGGCCGAAGCGCGAGCGATGACCGTAGACGAGTTGGTGTGGTGGATTGAGGGTATGGGCGTGATCGAGCGCAAGCGAGAGCAGGCGCTGGAAAGGGCACGAGCAAGGCAGCAGCATGGCAAGCGCTAGCAAGCTGAAGGCGGTTCTGAGCATCGGCGCATCGCTGGACAAAGCGAGCGTCGGTGCCGCCTACGGCAAGTTGCGCAAGGAGCAGGACAAGCTGACGCGGTCCATCGCGGACACGAAGCTTGAGCAGCAGGCGTTGAAGGTCGAGATGCGCGGCCTCAAGAAGGGCGCGCCGCAGCTGGCAAAGCTGCAGTCGCGCTACGACGCTCTGGGCGCTTCGGTGAAGCGCGACGAGCTGGCAGTGATTGGTCTGCGGCGCGAGCAGGCGAAGCTCGCCAACACCCCCATCGGATCCAGCCGCTGGGGCAAGCTGCGCAAGGGCTTGGGGCGGGCTGCTGGCGGCTTCAAAGCTGTAGGGGGCGCTGCCCTGCAGGTGGGCGGTGTAGTGGCTGGGTCGGCCGGCCTCGCGGTCGCTGGCGTGATGAAGCTGGCAGACGCGATGGATCAGACCGTCAAGACGGCGCGCGCGCTGGGGGTGGGCGCTGAGCAGCTGCAGGAGTTGCGCTACGCCGCAGAAGACTCCGGCATGAGTGCCAAGCAGTTTGACACTGCCTTTCAGCGCATGCGCCGCCGTGTGGGCGAGGGCAGCGCCCAGGCGGTAAAGGCCACGACCGAGCTTGGACTCAACCTGAAGTGGTTGCAGAAGCAAACGCCCGAAGACCAGCTCCGTGCGATTGGCGAAGCCACGCAGGGCATCGCGGACCAGGGCAAGCGGCTGTCGGTGCTGCAGAAGCTCTTCGACTCCGAGGGCGCCAAGGGCATGGCCGTCATGCTGAACGACGGCGCCAAGGGACTTGCGGACATGCGCAAGACGGCTCGCGATAGCGGGTCGATCATTCCCGAGGAGGACTTGCTTGCGGCCGAGCAGTTCACGCACGAGCTGCAGCGCCTCAAAGCGCAGGCATTCGGCAGCCTGGCACCCATCGCAGCCGACTTGATGCCGAAGCTCGTGGAAAAGCTGCGGCTCGGCGTGAAGTGGCTGCAGGACAACCGCACACAGATCGCAGCCTTCGGCGAGAAGGCTGGGCAGGCGCTGTCCGCAGTGCTCGGTTTCATCCCGCGGCTCGTGGGCTTCGGGCAGACCGTCACCGACCTCATCGGGGGGTGGGAAAACCTCGGGATCGCCATCGGCGGTGCGTGGCTGGCGTTCAAGATTGGCTCCGGCCCCATCGGCTGGGCGCTCATCGGGATCGGCCTGGGCGTGAAGTCGCTGATCGACAACTGGGACGAGCTGGGGCGCTCGTTCAAGTTCGTGTGGGAGGAGTGGATCGCCCCCAGCCTGCAGGGCGTTCGCGACAAGCTGCAGGGCGTCCTGGACGTGCTCAATAAGATCCCTGGCGTTGACCTGAAGCTCGGCAACTTCGTCGACCTACCTGCGACGGAAGCCGGCGGCGGCAGGGCAAGCGCAGCAGCTGCGCGCGCAGGCGGCGCGCCGGTCGTGCAGCAGGCCATCAAGGTGGACGTGAGCGCAGACCTCGACGAGGCCAGTGTGCGCAGGGCCCATGAGACAGCGGCTCGCAGGGCTGCGGAGGCGGCGCGCTCCGGCGGGCTCTACGACATGACGCCAGCGGGGGTGGGGGCCTAAGCCATGGCGTTTCAGCGACCGACCTTCGCGTGGGAAAAAGAGGACACCCGAAGACTCACCTTCGGGTGGGGCGAGCTGGTGTTTGAGGCGAGCGGCGCTGCAGTCATGGGGCTGCGCTTCGGTCGCCAGCAATCGTGGGCGCAGCTCGCGCGCTTCGCCACGCGCTCTGCAGTGCAGTACACCGGCACCGACCTCGAGACCGTCTCCCTGTCGGGCGTGATCATGCTGGGCGGATTCAAAGCCTTTGACGCGCTGCGCCAGCAGGCGGCCGTGGACATCGAGCCGCACACGCTGGTGGAGACGTCCAGCCGTAGGACGTTTGGCTTCTACGCCCTGACGTCGATCACCGCCGACATCCAACAGATGACGCCCACGGGTGAGCTGCGTAGCGCGAGCTGGACGCTTGAGTTTGTCGAGGCTCCTGCAGACAGTGACGCGGTGCGCAACCTGAACGAGAACGCGCAGGGAGGCGACACGACATGATCAACGAGAAGTCGCCGCCCATCACACCGCCGCCCTTCATCGAGACGCGCGAGGGAGACCGCTTGGACTGGATCGCGATGCGCATCTACGGCATCGCCTCCGGCATCGTGGAGCAGCTGCTGGCAGCGAACCCAGGCCTGGCCTCGCAGCCCGTGTGGCTGCCTGGCGGGCTCACCATTGTCACGCCACAGCTTCCTACACCGAAGCCGCAGCGCGTGAGGCTTTGGTCATGACTTCCACCGCCCGGCGCCCACGATTCACGGTCAAAGCCAACGGCGAGCGCGTGGCTGTTGGGGCCTCGTGGTCGTGTCGAATCGAGGACGGCGTAGGCGTGCAGGCGGACCGCTGCGAGCTGCAGCTGGACGCGTCCAGCGACTACGGATGGCCCACCATCGGGGCCGAGCTCGAGGTCGCCATGGGCTACGTGGACGACGGCGCGCAGCTGGACGTGATGGGGCGCTACATCGTGGACGGCGTGCGTCTTTCGGGGCTGCCCTGGACGCTCACGGTGTCGGCGCATGCTGGTGACTTGGCGACCACGATGGCGGAGCAGCGCGCGCGCGCGTGGGTCGACCTGACACTCGGAGAGATCGCGCAGGACATTGGCGACACAGCCGGCGTGCGGGTGCTGGTTTCCGATGCCATTGCGGGCCGCAAGTTTGGCTACCTGGAACAGCGAGACGAATCCGACGCGCAGCTGCTGACACGCATCGCCAAGCGCCTCAACGTGGTCGCCAAGCCGATGGACGGCGCATTCGTCATTGCCCCGAGGCATGAAGCGAAGAGCGTGCGAGGGACTCCCATGGGGAGCGTCACCGTCAAGCGCGATGCGTTCATGAGCGCGGAGCTGTCGCAGGCCGCGCGCGGAGCCCTGGGCGCCATCGCGTGCAAGCTGCGCCCGCTCAGCTCGGGGCGAGACGTGGCCGTGCTGGGCCCCGGGCCAGTGCGTCATGTGAAGTTTGGCAGCGGCCAGCCTGTGGAGCGCATCCAGCGGGTGTTCGCGACGCGAGACGAAGCGCAGGTCGCAGCCGATGCCTATCGCGCCGCGCGCACTGCGCCGCTGTGGAAACTGCGCGGCTCGATCATTGGCGACACCCGTGTCGCTGCCGAGATGCGAATCAAGACGCCGGACTTGCATCCGGAGACGCCGAGCGAATGGACGTGCACGCGCGCGTCGCACTCCATTGGTCGCGGCGGGTATACAACCGAGTTTGAGGCGGAAAGCAAGGTGTGAGCGCGTGGCACTTCTAAACCTACTACTCACCAACGCCGGCGCGGCTGCGCTCGCCCAGGCGACCCAGGTCGGCCCGGTCGTGATCGCGGAGGTCGCCATCGGCAGCTCTAGCTGGTCGCCCACCGCAGGCGCAACGGCGCTGCAGAACGAGATCAAGCGCATCACTGCAATCGACGGCGGCGCAAGCAACGGCGTGATTCACATGACGCTGACGGATGACAGCAGCGACGCGTATCAAGTGCGCGAGATCGGCCTGTACACCGACAGCGATGTGCTGTTCGCCATCTTGAGTGCGCCGTCGGTGATCTTCGACAAGCTGACCGCGACTACGCTGTTTCTCGCCATCGACATCACGCTCAACAGCGTGGCAGCGGATGCACCGATCACCGTCACCGGTGCCACGAGCTTCGACCTGCCTGCGGCCACGGACGCGCAGGCAGGCATCGTACGCCGTGCGACCTCGGTTGAGGCAAACGCGGTGGCGGGCGCAGGCGTGCCGACGATGAACGACGTCGCCACTGCGATGCGCCAGTGGCTCCCCGTGCAAGGTGGGTTCATCGTCTCGCCGTCGCAAAGCAACTACTCGGGCGGTCTGCAAAGTTGGAGTTACACGATCGATGCCGCCCTACTGGGAAACGGCGCGATGTGGTTCTTCAATGTGCAGCTGAACACGTCGGGCGCGTTCGATGTGTCGCTGTTCACGCCAACCTTTACGGGTCAGCAGATCAAGCAGTTGTTGCGCTGCAATGGTACGTCGCAAGCGCAGGCGTTCGGGTTCATCGGTGACCGAGTCACGCCGTACGACTGGAGCGCATCCGTCAGTGGAATCACTTCGAGCAGCACCCAAGGTCGCCTCGTGATCGTCCCCCTTGCTAAGGACCTGCCATGACCATTCCGCACAGCACGCTTTCCGGCGATCAGTTGCACGGTGCGTTTCGCATCGTGTTTGCCAACGACGCAGACCGCACCGCGGACACCGGGCCATACCTGGCCAGCGAATCGCTGTGGGGGGGTGGCACTCCCGCGCTCGCACTGCAGAGCGACACGATGGCGATCTACGCACTGCAGACACACAACCCGGTGACGTGGGTGCCAGTGTCCGGCGGCAGCGGCGGTGGCGGTGGCGGCGGGAACGTGATCGAGCGCAACACGGATCCGGCAGCGCTCGGCACTGCGGCAGCCGGCGTGGGTACGACCGTGAGCGCGTCTGACCACGTGCACCCGCTACCGACTGCCTCCCTGCTCGGGCTCCCCCTTCGCGCAACCTTCGCCAACGACGGCGAGCGCGGTGCGGACGCTGGCCCGTGGGCTCCCTCGGACTCCATTGCGGGCGGCTCCACGCAGCCCGCGATCGCGCTGCAGCTCGATACGCTGCAACTCTACGTGCTGGCCAACGACAGCCCGATCGCTTGGTCGCCGACCGGGCCGGCAATCGAGACCGTCAATCCTCCCGAGTCGCCGGACGAAACCGCAAGCGCTGGATTCGCTGCGACCGTCAGCGCTTCCGATCACGTGCATCCGCCCACGACGGTCCGCCAGCTGCAGGGCGACCCGCAGACCGTATCCGGAACGCTTGACCCAACCGGTGCGGACGCCACCGACCCGATCGAATTCACATCGCTTCTTGATACGGTGCTGTTCGATGCGGACTGGAGCGGTGCGGGTGCCGGCTTCACGTCGGCGTTCACGTGGCAGACATCAGACGACTACGCGGGCGGCGATCCGGCGCTGGCAACTTGGTACGACTATGGCGGGCCGTCGTTCGATGCACAGCCCGGCGGCGCGGATCTGGCCGTGTCTCAAACGTTCGGCTACGCCAAAGGCTGGTTTCGCGTAGCGATTGACCCGAGCGTGGTGGGTACCACGGCGTTCCCTTACACCTTGGAACGGAACGGACCCTAAGAAGATGGCTGCGCCACTTATCCCGACGACGCTAGGTCTTTCGCCGCTTGTAACGCCCATGTCCGGGCGCGACGATTTCGCCGTGCCCGCTGTGCCCATCGAGCTTGGCGCGCGGCTATGGTGGGATCCCGGGTACGGCGTGACCACGCTCAGCGCCAAGGTCACGTCGTGGGTTGACCGCATCTTGTCGCAAGACGCCCTGCAGAACACGGACGTGCGACGGCCGACCTATCAGGCCGTCAACCCAAACCTGCACGGAAACCCTGGCCTGGATTTCGTGCAGGCCGACACCAACTATCTGTCGTGCGGGAAAGCGCCGTCCGGGCTTGCGATGGCTGGCCCGTGGACCATGGCTGCGGAGTTTCGAGCAGCGTCCGGAGCAGCATCGTCTGGCGTAATCACGTCGATGTTCTCGCCCGGACAAAACGCATGGGCGCAGCTGCTAGCGCTCACTTCGGGGAGGCTGCGGATCTCGTCGCGCTCGGACGTGCCGGACGGGGTGACGGCTGACACCCTACACGGCGCGTACATGCAGCAGTGGGCCCTTGCCACGTTCAACACAGTGAGCCGGACGGTAAGCGTGGGGAGCGAAGTGGACGGGCCCGCGTTCGAAGCGCGCCCGTCGCAAGCCTTCACCGGTGACGATCTGTGGATCGGGTCTTATGCGACCGGCGCCCCGTTCGACGGGACCATCGGTCACGTGGTGTGGTTCGACCGGGCGCTATCGCCGGTAGATAGGGCACGGCTCGAAGCGTGGTTTGAATCCATCATGCAGCCCGAACCGGTGCGCTTGCAGGCTGCGCATTGGTGGGATCCGGACTACGGCGTAACCACGCTGAGCGGTCGCGTTAGTTCGTGGGTGGATCGCATCGGCGCACTTGACGCTGCGCAAGGCATCGAGACGCGTCGGCCGACGTATGAGGCAAGCGCGGCGCGGTTGGACGGGAGCGCCGGCATTACGTGCGACGATGCAAACCCGGACGTCTTGCAAGCAGTGTCGGTGCCGGAAACGCTAGGCGACAGCGCGCACGCGGTAGCGGGTGAATACGCGGCTTCGAACGCCAGCGACGGCACGGTAAGCGCCGTCGCGTCTGGCGTCGCATGGTCCGCCATGCAAACGCAGCCGTCTGTTAGCTCGCTGCGCTTCTACCAGCGCAACGCCGCGTCTTCGTCGGTTGGCGTTTCGGCACCTCATGATCCGGGCGACTACGCGCACCAGGCGGGCTACCTTGCCGACGACCTGACGGATCTGGACGTCGTGACGGGACGGGCCAGCAACACCGGCACGAGCCGTGCGCGTCCCCTAAGTGCCGACAACATCATGATCGGGTCGGGCTCAGTCTCGAACACGAACCCGATGGATGGAACGATCGGGCATGTCGTGTGGTTTGCGCGCGCGCTTGAGATCGGCGCACGCCGTGTGCTGCGCAAGTGGCTGGATAAGCTCGTGGGCGATACGGCGTGGGCGCCGGATGGCTATGCAGCGCTGTTTGAAACGGCAGCGCCCAGCGCAATCGCGTTGGACGAATCCGAGAGCCCAGACGCTGTGACATCGTGGCTGGACTCGACGGGCACCTATTACGCAGTGCCGGGTATTGCCAACGCCCGCCCATCGATGGGCGTTGCGCTCGGCGGGTTCAATACGATCTATCACGCCTACGGCGATGCCTTCCGCATTGACGATGCGGCGCTTTCGCTCTTGGCGTCCGGGCTTTCATGGTCTTTCACCACGCTGTTCGTGCCGGATTCGTTCGCGTCGAACATGCATCTACTGTCGTGCGCGGATGCGACTGATATCACCATGATGGTCCGCGTTCACTCGAACCAAACGCTGCGCTTCTATCTGTCGGATCTGACCGCGACAGCGGGGAAGGCATTGTTTTCGGTCGGCACCTTCCCTGCGTCCGGGCCGATGCGTGCGCAGGTGTCCTACGATGCCTCAACCCAGACCGCGTACGTGCGCGCCGAAGGGAACCCGGAAGAAAGCGCCGTGCTCAGTCCCGATCCCTTTGCCGTGAAGTACGGCGGGCTTTTTGGCACGGTCGACGAAACCGGGGAGATGAGCGCGTTGCACCGGACGCTAATCGGCGCGGAAGCTGGCGCAATCATCTACCCGAGTGCGTTGGACGTCGCGGGGCGCGCCGCAGTGTGGGACGCATACGGCACGAGGTTTGGGCTATGACCACTTTCGCGGAATCGCAATCCCTCGCAGAGGCGCAGCGGCTTGCGCGCTTGATCGATTCCGGGCTGGGCTACCCGAAGCGCGCGACGCGTGTGGTAGGAAGGCAAGAGCCGATCGCGCCGCAATGGGATGGGGTGGGGCGGCCGCCGTTTGGGTGGTGCCCGCGCTACGCCGTCGTGTATGAGCGCAGCGACGGAGCGGCGTACGGCATTCGCGTTGACGCAGCGGTGCGTGCGCTTGACGGGGTGCAAGTGCCCGATCCCGACAGTCCGGGAACCAGTGCGCGCGTCCAGCTTCCGCCGCTGGTCGACCGGGAAGACGACGACTACCAACGAAAGGCAAGGCCATGATGGTGCTGTTTGGGACTGTGGGACAAGCGCGCTCCGCGCTCGCCCGCATCAACGCCGAGCTGAATCATCCAGACGAAATCCCGGTGACCGACCCGCGCGTGGGCGGCTCGCGTCGCGGGCCGCGGCGGCCGGTGCGGACGGAATCGTTTACGCAGCTTGAGCAATACACCGGCGGTGACGGTCGCTACGGCTTCGTTCTGACGCAGGAGGTCTACGACCGAATGGCAACCGTGCCGGGCCAACCGCTCCCGGCGCTCGAAGCCCGACCGGGCGTGCCGGACGATTGGGAAGACGTCGCCAACAGAGCGCCACCACCGCCGCCGCCAGACGATGAGCCCGACGATCCGCAGTGCCCGCCACCGCCACCGCCACCGTGTGACCCTTAGGAGCCAAGCACGTGATCCCGCACAGCACGCTTTCCGGCGACCAGCTGCACGGCCCGTTTCGTGTGGTGTTTGCTGACGCTGCAGCGGTCGCTGCGGATGTGGGCCCGTACGTTGCGAGCGAGTCCATCGTTGGCGGCGGGGTGCCAGCCATCGCGCTGCAGGCCGACACGAACAGCGTGTTCATCCTGCGCAACCACAGCCCGGTGACGTGGGTGAGCCCGTTCGTCGCTGCGGCCTCCCCGCCGGTGCGTGGGAACGCTCCGCAGATCACCGCCGACCAGGACGACTACGACTGCGGAGGCCTGCTCGGCAACACTACGAGCGCCATCGTGCTCGACCTCGATGCGGACTGGACGATCACCGGGTTCGCTTCCGCCGGCATCGACGATGGACGCGTGTTCAAGATCGTCAACGGCAGCGCCCACACGCTGGTGCTCGCGCACGAGAGCATGAGCAGCGCGCAGGGTAACAGGATTGCGATCTGCGGCGCGGCTGACCTCGAGGTTCCCTCGAACGGCTCAGTCGACCTGATGCTCGACAAAACCATGAACGGGTGGAGGATTACGTGACGTTTCTTGGCCCAGCAGCCCCGGCGGGCGGTGGCGGCGGTTCGGACTCGGATGTCATCTGGGAGTGGAACGGCACCGACATGTCGCAGTTCACCGAGTCGGGAACGGATGACCTGGCGTTCAGCGTGGACAACAGCGGGCCGAATGGGCGCCCGCGCATCCTGGCCACCGCGCAGCCTGGCACGCTGAACAATGGCGTACTGCGCGTGCTGACAATCGCCGGGCTCGCGGCTGCGGACTTCGGTGACCAGTACGAGATTCAGGCTTGGATTGGCCCGTACGTCGCAAGCGGAGGCGGCCCCGCGTCGGGCGTCTTCTCGTGCCTGTTCACCGCATGGGAGACCGCAGCGCAGAACTGTCGGCTGCAGTTTCAAAACAGTCAGACGCAATATCAGACCATCTACCAAAACAGCGGCGCAGACGTGACCGGGACCGGCCCGGGAATCTGGCCGGGCATCCCCTACGAGAAGGGGCTGGTGCGCGCGCAGGTCAGCCTGCGTCGCAGTATCCCTGGCGCGGTCTTCCACCGGTATTGGTCCACGACTTCCCCGGCTGCAGGGTGGGTGCCTGCAACGAGCTGGGCGCCCACGCTATCCGTGCCGAAGTTTGCGTTCGGGCATTACCGGTCAGGCGGCAACGTCGGCGACTCCGGCTGGCTGGCTGACCTGCGCATCGTGCGGATCCCATGACTACCCGGGCGGCGGAGCTGGCGCGCGCAGGAAGATGCGCAGCGCCACCGCGCAGCGCTCACACAGCGCCACGCTCGCGCAGGCAATGGCTCGAGCCCCCGGCGGCCACTGATACAGCACGCACCCATGCGCCGGCGGGTCGGGGATCGTCCTCCGGCACCGGTCGCAGTGTGCGCTGGGCTGCATGTGCATCCCTCATCGTACCCCCCACAGCTGCAGCTCCACCGATGGCGTACGATGACGAGCATGAGACGGGGACCTAAGTGCGCATCGGCGCTGCTCGTGCTGCTGGTCGCGGGGTGCACGTATCTGTCTGTGCAGCACCGCACGAAGGGCGACCGGCAGGCCAGCCTTGCCGTCCTCGAAGTCGGCATGGGTGCGAGCGCCACGCTCACCGTCAGCGCATGCGATGGAGGGCTCGACGCCGCGCGAGGTTCCCTCGACGCCGCCAGTAGCGGGGAGGCTGGGCTAGGCGGCCCGGGGCTTGCCGACGCGCCGCACGAGCGAAGTGCCGGCGAAAATGGCGTCGAAGCCAGGTGAAACAATTGTGTGTTGCGAGCCCCCGCAACCCATAATTGTTTCCGAACGCCCGTTACCCTTGGTAGCGGGCGTTCGGGGCAATCTTTTGTGCATCGCCACCAGGGCATGTAGCGGCAGCCAGTGGGCCTCGACGGCCAGGTCGCCCTGCTCGTCGAAGCTGGCCCGGATGCCGTGGGGCAAGAAGGCGCGCAGGACCCTGCGCAGCTCGACGTTGCCTTCAGCTGGCTCGGTGGCCGCCTTCCGGAGCTGGCGGAGCACCTGGGCGACCCGTCGATCGCTGGGCAGCTCCGAGGAGGCTACGCGGGCGCTGTCGGCAACGCGGTCGAGCTGGGCCTTCAGCTCCGAGATCTTCTCCGCCATGCCCCGGGCCTTCAGCATGTACTCCCTGGACTGGACCAGCAGGTGGTCCAGTAGCGGGCCGGGCTCCTCGGCTGTGGCCAGCTCGGCCATCCGGCGGCCCTTGTGTTCGCAGGATGCCTGCTCCTTCTCGGCGCGCCCCAGCTCGGCCCGCAGCTTGCCGGCGAGGCTGCCCTGCTTGCGCTCCAGCTGCGCCCGGGCTTCGGCGAGGTTCGACGGGGTGAGCAGGCGCTCCAGCTCGTCGAGGACCAGGGTGGCGACGTCGGCTGCCGAGACGGTGCGCTTCTCGCAGGAGCCGTCCGACCGATACTGCCTGCAGCCGTAGCGGTGCTGTCCGCCAGCGTGGTGGTTGCCGCCGCAGACGATCATCGTGTGGCCCTCGGCGCACAGGAGCAGGCCGGAGAGCAGGTGCTTGCTGGCGCGCTCGCCGCCTTCGCCTGGTCGGCCGCCGTGGTTCTTCCCGCGCGCTGACCTTGCCGCCGCCGCGGCCTCCCAGAGCTGCGCCGGCACGATGGCAAGCTCGGGCCGCTCCTGGATGCTCCACTCTTCGCGCGGTCGTTCTCGGTAGGTGCGCGTGCCGTCGTCTCGGACGTACCACTCGCGTCGGTTGTGGATCCAGGTCCCGAGGTACTTCTCGTTCCGGAGCATCTCTCGGATGGCTTCGCTCTTCCACGTGCCCGCTCCGCGCTTGGCAGCCGTGTTGAGCAGCCCATCCTCGTTGAGCTTCATGGCGATGGTGCGGTACGAGTCGCCGGCGACGAACATCTCGAAGATCCGGACGACGACTGGGGCGGCGTCTGGGTCCTGGGTGATCGCGCCGGCCTCGTCGGTGGTGTAGCCGTAGCAGCGACCGCCGGTGGAGAGCCCGCGCTCGTGGCGACCGGTCAGTCCTCGCCGAGTGCGCCTGCTGGTCTCGCGGAGCTGCTCCTGCGCGAAGCTTGCCTTGACCTCCAGCATCATGGTCGACGCGTCCGGGAGCTGGTCGATGGCCCCGTCTGTCGAGACGATGCGGATCCCGGCGTCGGCGACCAGCTCCTTGATCAGCTGAGCGTTGCCCAGCGTGCTGCGGGAGAGTCGCGACTGATCTTCGACGACCAGGATGTCGATCAGGTCTCCGGCCGCTGCGTCGAGCAGTGCGTGCAGCCCGGGCCGGTTCAGCGTCTTGCCGGTGATGGCTTCGTCGCTGAAGCGCAGGCTGGGATCAGGCTTGCCGCCCTGCTTCTTGATGAAGCGGTCGCACTCGCGCTGCTGGTCCTCGACCGACTTGGGGCTCTGTAGGTCGGTGCTGAAGCGCGCGTAGGTCGCAATGCGCGCGCTCTCCCATCGGTGTCTCTTGCGTATGGACATGCTCCTCCGGCCGGCGAGGGGTGGGGCCGGCGTGTCCGACATGATACTTGCACGCTTGCTTGCGTGCGAGTCGGACTGCCAAGCGCGCTACTTCGCGGAGGTTTCGGCCAGCGCTGCGCGCTCCGCCGCCTCCCAAGCGCCGCCCAGCGCGTCCAGGTAGCCCTCTGCCAGGAGGCGTCGCTCAGCGGCGGACAGCGGCTCCAGCTCCAGCTCGACATGGGTGACCGTCGCCCGTCTCGGACGCCCGTCGCGTCCGGGCGACAGCTCGACTTCATAGGTGGAGCTGCAGCCCCATTCGTCTCGTGTTGGTATTGGCATTGGTCCTTCCTTTCCGAGAGCGCTCAGGTACTGCTTCCATGCCTTGCCTTGCCGGGCCCTGCCATGCCGCGCCAGGCCACGCCCTGCCCCGCCGGGCCGCGCCGACCTTGGCCCCCACGCCCCGGGCTCGCACCGTGGTTGCTGCTGTTTCGTGAGGGGTACTGCTTCCATGCCTTGTGCCTCGCCTTGCCCCGCCATGCCTTGCCCCGCCGTGCCTCGCCCGGCCATGCCCCGCCGTGCCGACCTTGGCCCCACGCCCGGGCTCGCACCGTGGTTGCTGCTGTTTCGTGAGGGGTACTGCTTCCATGCCTTGCCAAGCCGTGCCCAGCCAAGCCGTGCCAGGCCGAGCCGCGCCTTGCCGCGCCCTGCCGCGCCAAGGGCCCTGCGCAAAAAACCTCAGAAGTCGCTACCGTCGTCATCTGCAGGCGGAAGATCAGCCGCAGGGTTGCCTCCCAAACGCTTACGCGCGCGGCGGACGCCTTCGGCTAGTCCGGTCACGTATCGCGCCTGGTGATCTGCTTCCGCAGCCTGCGCGCTCGTCATGGAGGTTCGGTCGATGTACTGCGTCCGATCCTCCGCTCGGAACACGCGACGCACGCCAGCGATCGCGTTGCGCGTGTTCCAACGCGACGCCTCGACGTCGGTCATCAGCCGCAGCCGCACGTCCTCCTGGCGAGTCAGGATTCCACATTGGTCCTCGATCTGCTGCTGCACCTCTCGCAGCCGAAGGTGATAGTGCGGATGCGACCGCGAGATCCCCAGGTGCCTCTCGAGCGCCTCCGCGGTCAGCCAGCTGTCTTTGCTGAGCGCCGAGAAGTCGAGCGGCACGGTCAGCGGCTTGCGCGAAGGGTTTGCATCGCCTCCCATCAGTTCGCCGCCTTCTTCTTCGAGCGCTTGTTGTTGCCGCCGTCCGACGCCGCGCACTCCGACGCAAGCACTTCATACCGACCGAACCGCGGGCGATAGTCGCCGATCCCAACACAGCCACCGCCGTATTCGATGGCATCTACAACGTCCTCCACGTTCATCTCTTGCACGTTCACCAAGAATCCGATGCGTACCTTCCACCCAATGGGGAAGCGCGCCCGCGTCCGGATCACCGACTTTCCGACGCCCACTCGCGCAGGTCGCTGGTCTCGGAATCGGGCTTCCTCGTAGAGGTCGTCGAGGTCCTTCGGCCCGTCGTATTCCAACCTGAAGAACGGAGACGTCGCAGCAATCACGGCCCGCTTCGACTTCGCCTTGTTGCGTGTGTTCGAAGCGGCTTGCGCAAGCAGACCCAGAACCTGGCTCTCTGAGATCGAGGGACGATTGTCGGAATCCACCACCAAGCCTCCGAGCCATTCTAGGTATTCAAGACGCAACGACTCTTCGTGCGTCTTTCGGTTCTTCTTGTCCGTAATGAGCTTCATCTCCTTCACGATCGGATTGCGAGGGTTCACCAGCGCCGAGCTGTGCATCAGCAGCGGTTGTGTGCCGCGCAGATCGAAGTAGATTTCCTTCAGTTCAGTTGTCGTTCTCATTTTTAGCCATGCCTCCTCACGCGCTCCATCAGCGCGGTGTTCCTCGGTACCGACCCTCGCGAGACCGCCGCCTTCACGCCGGCCGCCGTGCCCACGATCGCAACGCTCTGCTTCGCCCGCGTGATGGCGGTGTACAGAAGCGAGCGGTTCAGAAGATGCGCGTGCGCCTGGTGCGCGATCACCACGACGTGCTGCCACTCGCTGCCCTGCGACTTGTGGATGGTCATCGCGTACGCCAGCCGCAGGTTGAGCAGACGCGGTCCACGCACCTCGACCAGCTCCTTGCCGAAGCACGCAACGATGGCGGACTCGCCTAGCACGTCCTCGACGACGCCCGTCTCCCCGTTGAACACGCCCAGGTCGTAGTCGTTGACCGTCTGCACGACCTTGTCGCCGACGAAGAACCTCCGGTCGCCTACGACTGCGTGCGGGTCGCACTCCGAACGCAGCGCGTCCTGCACCCGCTCGTTGATGGCGTTTGTCCCACCGGGGCCCGGCGCTTGCGGCGTCAGCACCTGGAAGCGCTGATCGTCGACCACCATCCCGACGGCTTCGTCTGCGGCTTCCGCCAGCGTCTGCCTCTCGCTGAAAGCGAAGTCGGGCTGCATCGCGCCGAGCCCTGGCATCTTGCCCTCGATGATGAGCGGCGCGTTGTTGGCTACCCACGAGTGCGCGGCGGCCCTGTGCAGCGTCGTGAGCCGAGCAGTCGCTATCTCCGGCGCGTCGACCAGGTCGCGCAGTACCTGGCCAGGTCCGACGCTCGGCAGCTGGTCAGCGTCTCCGATCAGGGCGAGCGACGTGTACGGTCGCAGCCTCTCGAGGAGCCGAGCGAACAGAGAGATGTCGACCATGGACGCCTCGTCGATCACGACGACGTCGGCGTCGACGGGCTCTTCGCTGAAACCATCGATGGGGTGGTAGCCGAGCAGCCGATGGATCGTGCGCGCCGGCCGACCCGTCGTCTCAGTCATGCGGGACGCCGCCTTCCCAGTGGGACTGGCCAGCTCCACGCGCGCACCATCCCGCTCCAGGTCGTCCAGCGCTACGTTCAAGCACGCGCTCTTGCCTCGCCCGGGGCCGCCGGTGACCACGCAGATCGGCTCCTGCGTGGTGAGCAGCTCCACCGCCGCCGCTTGCGACGGGTCCAGTTGGTCTCGTGTGATGATCACAGCCTGTCTCCCAGCAGCGCCGCCGCGCGCTGCTCGTCTTCCTCGACAAAGCGCTTCCAGGCGCGCCCCTGCTCGTCGAACAAGATCCCCGGAGCAGGCCGGTCCCAACGATGCTCGGGAACCTCCTCACCGGACAACTCGCACACCCTGGCGACGAGCGAGCGCAGCTTCTCGACAGGCACGAAGCAGTGACCGCGCGACGTCGCCTCGCCCATCACGTGCCAGGTCGCTCCGTGGATGCGCCGCTGGTCGTCGCCGACGATTCCCATGCGCCGTGCGAGCGCGTCGGCCCGCTTGAAGCCCCAGCCGCGCACCGCCTGCTGCAAGCAGTAGGGGTTGCCCTCGATCGCCATCAGCGCGGCACGTGGCCCGTCGTAGACTTCGCTGACAGTCGCAATGGCGCTGGTCGTCAGTCCGTACTCCAGCAGCTGGCGCTCCGCCTCTCGGTTGCCTGCGTGCTTGCGATACGCGTCCACCATCTCGTAGGCGCGCTTCTCCGTGATCCCTCGAAGGGCCATGAGCGGCCCCACGTCGCCCTCATCGAGCAAGACCCATAGGCGGTCGTTGAAGCGCTCCCACAGCCTCTCGGCCAGCGTGGGGCCCACCCCGGGTAGCTTCGCCTGCAGCCAGTCGCAGACTGCGCGCTGCTCTCGCGGCAGCTGCACCTCGCAGGAGCTGACCTTCAGCTGCGTGCCGAAGCGCGGATGCTCGTCCAGCATGCCGCAGAGCTCCACGTAGTCGCCCTCGCGCGCGCTGATCGTCCCGACGACCTTGAGGCGGTCGCCGCCGCTCATGCGAAGCGATCCGAAGCCCCAACCGGAGCCGCCTCGGGTCTGCCACTCAGCGAGCGTTCCGCTGCGGAAAACGATCAGGCTCACGAGTGCTCCTCCGACCCGTTCGCCAGCAGCGTGGGGTGCAGCTGCGGCAGCGTGTAGGTCTCCAATCGGTACCGCTTGAACGACGAGCCCCGGTAGCGGCGCACGAACCGCAGCGCCTCGGTCTCGCCCGCAGGGCCGAGAGCTGCGAAGACGACGCCGCCATCCGTCGTGCGGTGCACGCAGGACAGGATGAGGTGCTCGATCACGTCGAGCTTGGTCGCGTCGTCGTCGTCAGCAGCCATCGGCCGGCCTTATTGGCTGAGCAGCCAGTATGCGAATCCGCCGGCGGCGATCGCCCACAGCGCGATCGTTGCGGCCAGCAGAACGGTGCGGTCGTCGTCAGGAGTCATAATCGTGCTCACGCGAAGTCGGCGTCGGTGAACTGCGCCTGCTGCGGCTGCTGCCGCCCGCTCTCGCCGTGCTGCTCGTCCCCCTGCGAGTCGTCTTCCGCGCTCGACGAAGCCAGCAGTCGATCGAGGTACTCTCGCGCTCCAAGGCTCGCTTCGCGCAGCTCGCCCAGCTCCTCGGGTGTGTTGCGCTCGCCCCGCTCCATGGTTAGAAACGCGACCTTCCCGTCGGTGCCAAGCTTCAGTCCAAACTTCATGGCGTAGAAGCACAGCGGCACGTGACGAAACTTCGCTCCGCGAGGCATCTTGTTGATGTGGTGCTGCTGCAAGTAGGTAGCGAAGTCGCGAGCGCTGCGGCCCTTCACGCGGATCACGAACGCATCGCCCGTTCGCTTGTCCATGCAGACGGCAATGACAGTGTTCGAGCAAAGCAGCGTCTTGTTGCCCTGGTCGTTGGTGACCCACTTGCTTTGCGGGCAGCCAGGGCACGGACGGCGCAGGCCCTCCTTGCCGATGCCCCGCTGGTCGATGCGCAGGATCCCGTATTTTCGATCCGTCGAACTGCACACCGTCACCATCTGATCCGTGCCGGCGTCGAAATAGGCCCACTTTTTCCCCATTGCGATCGCGAGCAGCACGATGTCGTCCAGGGACTCGCGAACCTCGCCCGTCAGCGTGTTGACGTAGACGTCCGGCGGGTACGAACGCCCGTGCGCGTCGACCCCTCGCCGGTTCCACAGGTACGTAGGCAACCGAAAGTCGCTCTCGTCGACGCGTTCGAGCCCCGTAACGTCCTCGCCCGCCCCATCGAAGTAAGCCTCCAGGTCGGCGAGCGCTGCGTTGTCGTCGCGCAGCGCGAGGCTCTGCGGTTCGCTTGTTGTCTTCTTCCCCATCTTGATCATCCCTCCAAATCGCTCGACAGCGCATCGAAGCCCTTCAGGTCAGCGACCATCTGCTTGGCGTCGTCGCCCTTCGCCTCGTAGCCAGCGGTGAAGCACGGCTGCTTGAACGGGCACCGAACGCAGGCCTGGCCGATCGCCGCTGGGAAGTGACCCATGCGCACGCTGGCGACGACCTGGCGCAGCTGGTGGTCCAGCCTGAAGTTGTCGTTCTCGCTGCGGAAGATCTCGTACGCGCCGGGCCCACGCTGCTCGCCGGCCGCATAGGACACGTTCCCGGGCTCGGCGCGCTGGTAGAACCGCAGGTGCTCCGCGCGGTCGACGCGCTTGCTCCCGCCCCGCTTGTACGGGACGAAGTCGCGCAGGTGCACGTGGTACGTCTCGCTGGGGTGCCGCCCGAAGACCCGCACGTAACCCGGAAGCGCCTCGCCGTCTTCCCAGTGCGAGCGGGCGAGAGACCGCACGAGCGAGTGCGCGGCGTCGCGGTAGCTCGGCGCAGCCAGGATGCCCGCAACCTGCTCGTCGGTCAGCTCGTCGCGCACGAGCCCGGACGTGCGCACGTCGTCGACCACGTAGTACGGCACGAAGATCCCTCGAGCCAGCGCAGCTGAGTAGATGGCTGCTTCCCAGCCGTGCTGCAGCTCGATGGGGTGGGGCAGCTGCTTGCCCGTCTTCCAGTCCAGCATCCCGAGGCAGCGCGTCTTGCGGCGCTGAAAGATCAGGTCGACGTGGCCCTCGATCCACAACCCGCTCGGCAGCGGCGCGATGAAGCACGCCTCCGCAAGCAACGGCTCCACGCTCCCAGCGCCAGCGATGCGCAGACCCCCATGCAGCATCGCGATAGCGGCTTCGCGCTCGCTCTCGAACGACGTGATCGACGACCAGTGGAAGGAGTCGAAGCCACGCCCAACGCTCGATGGCACCTGGCGCAGCATCTCCGCATCCCAGAACGCGCCGAGCGCGTGGTCGGTGTAGCCGATGGGCGTGCGCCCCTCGCTGATGATGTGCCGCAGCACCTCGTGCACCGCCGTGCCGCTCGCACGCGCACCGTCCAGCTCGTGCCGGTCGTCGTCGTCGTCCTCGCGACCGTCGTGGTTCGACTGCTTGCGATAGCGAAACTTCGCCGGACACCCGAACGCGCCAAGCATTGTGTTGAGGTCCGACTTGTGGATCGGGTCAAGAAGAGACCCGTAAAGCCGGGCGTTCCACGCGCGTGCAGCCATGATGACTACTTGGAGCGGCTCGCGCGCTTCGCTGCGCGGTCACGGTCGAGCTTCTCGACAATCGCTTCGTTGATCCATGCGGTGATGGACACCCCGCGGGCGTTGGTCGCTCGACGAACGGCGTCGTGCAGAGGGACCTCCGCGCGCACTTGGAACACCACCTTGGGAGTAAGCTTTCTTGTAGCCATGTCGGGCCTATACGTAACGGGCCTGCATGGTCGCGCGCAAACTTAAAATCACCAACAGTGATGATTTTGTGTTCGTGGGCAGATTGCGTGCACTCCGCACTACGGGACAATGACAAAGCCCCAAGCGCGCGAGACGCTTGGGGCTTCAATCAGTTCTCTGGCTCCTGGAGGAGGTTACTTTATCTCTCCTCGGTAAAACTCTAGGAACCTAATGAAGAAGCTCTCATTGCCCATCGCGGGAACGAAGCCCTCGTTCTGCAGGATAAGTGCATGCAGGGCTGCTCCCTCTTCGTAGGTGAAGGATCCGCGTTTCTCCATGAGGAACAAAGCAAGCCGCTGCCGAGCTTCGGTTCTTTCCTTCGGGTACTCAGTCGGAAACGCGTTCCTCTCTTGAGTCAGCGAAGGCAGGGATTGCCCCAGCAGGCTCTCTACCGAGACTCCTAGCGCGTTCGCGATCCGTCGAATCTGGGGAAGGTTCGGCGTCTGCTTACCCCGCACCCAGCGGCCGACAGATACCGCGCTGACCCCCATTTCCTCGGCTAGTCCGGTCTGCTGCATCCCGCGCGCTTCGAGGGTCTTCCTCAGGTTTTCCGCGAACCGGGAGTAGTCAATCTTAGGAGGGTCACCAAAGAGGAACGTGTCTGTGGAAATCCCGAGTGCGCGAACAATCGTCTCTAGAAAGGTCACCCGCATCGAGTGCTCGCCCGTGGTCCAGCGAGTGATCTGGTTCGGCCGGACTCCCACCTTCTCGGCAAACTCTGCCTTCGTGTATCCAGTCGCCTCGATCCAAGCCTGCAACCGCGCGCCAACGCTGTGCTCGTCTTCATTCATCCCGATGCCCACGGCTTATACAACGTGCTTGCTTGCATGCGCAAACCAGGCGCAGGCCGGCTGCGAGAGGCAGCACGAACCTAGCGCCGACCGTTGTGTGCGATCGATCCGCGGTACACACAGGCCGCGCCTTGGCTAAGGATCGATAGCGTCTCGCGTTTGATTCTGCGGTCGCAGAATTCCGTTTTGGGGTTGACCGCGACGTGTCCTCCGGGGGATATCTCCGAGACATCGGAGCAAGCAAGCAACCCACGTGAGCTTGACGAGACGCGTTGGAAGGGACAGAACGCGGAGCCTCGAAGGCGCCCCCTGAACGCACGCACTTCTCCGGGGAGAGATGCGTGCGGATGGCGCACTTTCGTTGGGTTCGTTGTTGTTGGGGGACAGCATGAGCATTCGCGAAGAAGTCGCGCTGTGGGACGCTGTGGAGCGAGCAGGCATCGTGTCGATGTCTGCCATTCGCAGGGCAGATCCCGCCATCTACCATCTGCTCATGGCAGAGCGCGGGATCGTGACGAGCCCGCGCGCGTCGGAGGCGCCGCATTGCGTCGGCCCATCCGACGCCGCCCCAGCCACATCCCGCGTTCTTCCCGTCGCGTCGTTGCAGGCGGAGGCGGAAGACAATGGTGATGATGACGGCGAGGCGCATCGCTGCGTGCTGCGGCGGTGCGCTGGTAACTAGCTGGGTCCTGGCCGATGGGGGAGTGCCCCTTATCGGCCTGACGTTTGCGATGGTGCCCTGGGCGGTAGTCGTCGCGCTCATCGTCGACCGTGGTGATCGGCCGTGACGCTGCCTCAGCGACTTTCGGGTCGGCTGGGGCGCGTTGACGAGGAAGGCAACTGGTGGCGAGACGGCGGCGACGAGCCGTACCTGCGCGCAATCGATGCGCAGTACTTCATCGATCGAGCCATCAACCCCGCTGAGCTTGCACCGTTCTCCGTCTGGTCGTCGCCGACGAAGCAGCTCGTCAAAGAGCTGCTGCGCTTCAAGCGATACACCGGACCGCGCGGCTTCTTCATCGGCAGCTACCGCTATCCACGCAGCTACCATCGAGATGAGCTGCCGTACGGCTACGAGTTTCGCCCCGAGATCCCTTGGCAAGGCACCAAGGTCTTCCGACCGTCAGCGGCAGCAGACCTCCCGTCGCCTGCGCCCATGGTCTCGCCACTGACCGACTTCGAGCGGCGCTGGGGCAAGCCCGAGCATCTGCACATCATCGCGGAGGGCTGGGCCAAGGGCTGGCACCTGGAGCAGATGGGCAACGCCGTCGCGTGCTGCGCCGGAGCGATGTCGCTGCACGACTCGCGCAAGCGCCACCAGAACCAGGGATTCGTGCTTGCGGCCGAGTGGGATCGACTCGTGCGCCTCGCAGTCGAAGGCGGAGTCAAGGAGATCGTCGTCTGCTTCGATGCCGACGTCGACACGAACGACCAGGTGCGCGAATGGGCCCAGCGCCTCACCGGAGCTCTGCGCAGCACCTACCGCTTCGAGCGCGTCACGCTGCTGCGCACGCCTCCCATCGAAGGCGACCCGAAGGCAGGCATCGACGACGTCGTCGCGCACGCCATACGCGAGGGCCTGGAGGACCCGTACCTCGCGATCACGCAGGCGCTCGAGCGGCGAGCCGAAATCGCTGACGCGCTCCCCCCGGAGTCGCTGCTGCCGGCGATCGAGCACCTGAACGACGCCTTCGCGCTCGACTGGCTCGAACGCGAAGCGCGCACCTCGCTGCGCTGGTGCTCCGAAGGTCGGAGCTGGCACTCGTGGGACGGAAGGCGCTGGGAACAGCAGGCCAAGGGCGACGACGCCGCTGCGCTGCGCATCGTCGAGCAGAAGCTGATCCCCGCAATCCTCGCCAAGGCGCAAGAGCAAAAGAGCGACGAGGCGGTGAAGCTGTGGGAGCGCTTCTACGACAAGGTCTGCGGCCTGGCGTATGGCATCCAGCTCGCCCGTCGCCTGCGCGCCCGTCTGAGCGTCTCCGAGCGCGACTTCGACCCGATCCCCCAGGCCAATGGACGATCCCGCGCTCCCGGCCTCCTGAATACGCCCAGCGGGGTTGTCGACCTGCTGACCGGGAACCTGCGGCAGCCCTCGCCGGAGGACATGTTCACACGCATCACCCGCACGCCCTACCAGCCCGGCGCGCGGTCGGAGGCGCTCGACGGATACCTACTGGCAGTCGTGCAGGGCGACGAGACGATGCTGGAGTGGCTTCAGCGCGCCTGCGGCTATCTCGCCTGCTCCGCGCACACCGAGCAGATCTTCATCGTCCTCGTCGGAGCCGCGGGAACAGGCAAGACCACCTTCGCCCAGCTTCTCGGCTTCGTGCTCGGCGACTACGCCCGCGGTTGCAGCGCCGGCACGTTCACCTCCGGGCGCTTCGACGACGACGACGGCGCTCGTCCCAGCCCAGACCTGGTCGCCCTCCAAGGGGCACGTGTTGCCCTGATCGAGGAGATGCCCACCAACCGCCGCCTGCACCGGCAACGGCTCACCGCATTCACCGGAGGCGGGTCGCTTTCCATCCGTGGTCTGCACGAAAGCTCCCGAGACCTCCGGCCGACCGCCAAGCTGCTCTGGACAGCGAACGAGCTGCCGGCGACGAGCGGTAGCGGACTCGACGGTGCGCTCTGGAGGCGCCTCGTAGCGGTCCCGTTCGAGCACCGGCCCGATTCCTTCGATCGCGAGCTGGAGGCCCGTCTGCGGGCGCCTGGAGCGGCCGAGGCGATGCTGGCCTGGGTGGTCGAAGGCGCGAAGCGATGGGCGGAGCAGGGCCTGACGCCACTGCCTCCGCGAGTCGCCGCCCGCATCACGCAGGAGCAGCACGACAGCGACGACCTGCTCAGCTGGTTCGAAGAGAACCTCCAGCGTGGCCCAGCCACCGACGCATGCCGCCTGCTCCTGCGCGAGACCTACGAGGCGTTCCTCGCCGACGTCGGCATCTCACGCCAGACGTGCTCGCAGCGCCGGTTCTGCGCAGCGCTCCGGAAGTGGAGCGGCGGCACTCGCGGCGCCCAGGTGCGGGCGGTCAGCAGGTTCGGTGATCGCGACCGGTGGTTCCTCGGCGCTCGCCAAACGGAGGAGTGGGCCGGTGTCACCGATCAGGTCTGGAGCTGATCGGTGACACCTACGGTGACACGAACGGTGACAGACCAAAGGCGTTTGATTCCAATGCCTTACCTGTTGGCTGTCACCGTGTCACCGACGTTTGAAAGGTAATGTGTATGGGCAGGTTTGAAGATCAGCACGCTACGCATACGTTTGCATTTCACGCGCTTACGAGAGC